GAATCATAGGTAACATTAGAATACCAATCAGTTAATCTAATGGTAGATGATAAATTAAGCTCAACTAAAAAAGCTGTTTTAGTTGCTGTTGATGATACTTGGGTTTGTAAAGCAGTAGATAGATTTCTAGGCATTAGGTTATAACCTCTCTAACATCAAATGAAATACTGTAAAACCCACTAGCATCTGTTGAGTACATAATCTCATTGTTTTCTAAATAAACAGTAAAGCTAGGTTTGTTTACAGTAACAGCTTCATTATTTGCTAGAGATGCTACTAGGTTAGGTGATATAAGAACAGTTAATGAACCACCGCTATCAGAATCAATATCTGATTGAACCATATAAACTTTACTATGATTGGCAAACTTAATTATATCACCTGCTTTTAAAGCACCTGTCTGATTAGCTGTAAAGCCATCTAAAGCAATAGAAGCATCTCCTGATGTATGTATTCCAACTACTTGTATATCTGTTTCTAACTTGCCTGCACCTAAATTATCTAATGGTGCAACTATAGTAAAATCCTCAAAAGAACCTTTTTGTTTTTGTAAAAATGCAAATACTTCTTGAGCCTTTTCTTGTTGTAAA